TGTCGGCGACGAAATTGGTGCAAGCGGCCAACTCGGGCAGGCTCACCACGCCGGGCAGGTTGTCGGCGTAGAAGTAGGTGCAAGCGGCCAACTCGGGCAGGCTCACCACGCCGGGCAGGTTGTAGGCGCGGAAGGCGGTAATTTTCGAAAAGTCAGGGTCAGTTGCAAGCCAAGCGTCATAAGAGGCTTGCGAGAAAAATTCAACTTTCATTTGGTTTGTTCCTTTTGGTGTTGGTGGGCGCTAGGCCCGGTTCCGTTGTGCTTGTTCGGTCAGCCATCCGTCGCGCCATTGTTCAATTTTCAACGGTACGGTAAACGGGCAAAGCCTGCGGCCTTGGCGGTAATCACGTTGGCCGCGTTCATTTGAAGGTTCCCAAATATTCGGCCCATACTTTGCGGGCTTCGTCGGTCAAGTTGCTGGTGTAACCATTGAAACCGTTAACGTTGATTTCCGCCATCCGCTTACGCGCCGCCTTGCTTTTGGTTTCTTTTTCCATGCGGGCGATGTAGGCGGTTGCTTCGGTTGCGGTCTGCTTTGCCATGATCTGCGTTTCCTTCAGTGTGTTGTTTCGTTACATGCACATTACGCTTTGCGCGGTTGGTCGTCAACATAAAAACGCAATGAGGATGCGAATTCTTTCAATACTTTTTCCTGCATTTCGGCGGAAATGATCGGTTCAAGTTTGATGGTGTTGCCGCGCTGTTCGATACGTTGCCAAAGTTGCACGTTACGCCACAACTTGCGGGTACTATCCCGCTTTTGCCCTGCATAGTAATCCAGCCGCGCGCCGTTCCGATCAGTTGCCCAATGCAGGTTATAGCTGAAGCGCCACACTTGACGGTGCATCCGGTCGGGCGCTTCCTGGATGATTTCAACAAAGGTTCTCATTTCCCCAATATCCCCTTTGGCAACTCGGTTGCGGTGATCTTGCTTGTTCCGAAATAGTCAAACGCATGGATAGCGCCATATTCAATGGCTTTTGCCTGCCCGGTCGCAACGTTTGCCAATGCGTCCGAATGGTCGTTATACGGGCCAAGCAACGGGCGGAAATCATCGCCGCGCTTGACGGTGACGTAATAACCTGTTGCCATTATATCACCTTCAGAACATCGCGCGAAAAGCTGTAAGGCAATTCAACGCCATTCATCGAAACGAAATAGGCAGTTTTGCTGTTGGTTGCTTTGCGGGTGATTACCACGGTTGCGCCGTTGATGGTCAGGACGGCTTCGCAGCCGATGCGGATAGCCGGGGCCGAAGGCTTGCGGGCTTTGGCGGTTTTCTTCGGTGCAAGCAGGCGACAAAGTTCATACATGGTGCGCAATCCTTCAGTGTGTTGTTTCGTTAGATACACACTACATTAACGCCCGGTGGTCGTCAACAGTTATTTTGCCATACTCCGCAATAATTGCAGCGCCATTCCGTTTCGATTTTAATGTCTTGTATTTTCGGGGGCGGGTGCGGAAGTTTCAGCAATACCGGAAATGCGTTCATAATCGGGCGGATCATAACTTGCCCTTGGCTGACCTGGCCGCAGTTTGCGCAAGGTTTGTTCATTGCGGTTCACTCGCTTTTTCTTCAAACTCTGCCGGGCCGATGGTCACAACCATGCCGTGACGCAATGCCCAATGAATATGATTGATCAGCCATGTTTGCGCGTCTTTGTCTTCGTGATCGGTGCGCCGGGTTTGGCCGTTTTGTTCATCGGTTTTCCCGTCAAACGTTTCAACGAAAATCGGCAGTTTGTATTTAGGCATTTGATAGCGTTCCTTGTGTTTGATGTTGATGAGGTTTGCAGCGCAAAAAGATTTGTTCTATTGCTGCAAAATCGGCTTTGGCTGCGTCCATGGTTGGGCGGATTGGGCCAAATGCTAGTTGATTTACAGAACGCGCAACGAAAGCTGTTGGCCCGGCTATGATTGTGGGCTTGTCGGCGCGTTCCTGGTAATCGGTTGGAAAAATGGCAGGATTGTTCAATGCAACCCCATACCATAACCGATCAACATGAAAAGCCATGCGGTGCCGAAGATCGCAGCACATGCCAAACATTCACCGATTAGCACAAGCGCCGCGCGAATGCGCCCGGTTCCCGTTCCGGTAAACGTGATCTTTTCACGCGCCATGATTTCGATAGCGCGTTTGAAGTTCTGTTCCTCTTGTGTCATGCCGTCACCCCGGCGCGGCAGTCGATTGCGCTTTGACGCAGGCTTGCAATGTCTTTTTCGGCCAATGCGCCGAACGTTGCGCGACCCGGCATCGGCTTGTAAGCGTCGGCGGCTGCGTCAAACAGGCGCGCGGCTTCGGCCCAATCAAGGCGTTGCGCTGCGTCACGGGCTTGGCTGCGAAGTTGGGCGGTGTTCATTTTGATAATCCTTCGGGTTAGCTGATAGATACAGACTACGTTAAAGCCCGGTGGTCGTCAAGAGTTATTTGACACGCCCCCACATAAACGCAATGGAAATATTTGGGCCAAACGTTTCAAAAGCGTCTTGCTCGTTATGACCATCAAGCCAACTTACCGCGCCGTCACTTTCGACAACGCGCATAATCGGGAAGTTTGGTTCGATCTGGCCGGGTTGCGACTGCGGCGGTTCTTGCATCGGGACGGGCGGTTGAATGAGTTTCCGCAATGCGTTCAGCAGTTCGGAGTATGCGGTTTCGCTGATCACGGTTGATTTTTTGTCTTGATCAAGGAACAGCCGCCCCCAATTTTCAGTTACTCTGATTGCGCCGTATGGCGCGTTTTTGATGACAACGGTTTTGCTTGTTTCATGCTTTGGCGCGCGGATCATGCGAGCCGGGCCGCTTTGCATCACGGCTTCAACAAAGCCGTGTTTGGCGTACCAATTCCAGAGTTGTGCAACGTTCGGCGCTTTGCCGCCTGTCTGTTCAGGTACAACAGCAAGGGTGAGTGTCGCGCCTTCGCGGTCGGCATCGGCGCAAACTTCGCGCAATAGGTCGGTTGCCAGACCTTCGCCCCGCGCTGAAACGGCGGTGTAAATCATAGCGATTTTGAAGGTATTCGGGCGGGTTGTATCCTGGATCAGATCAATATAGGCGCGGCGGGTGTTATAGTCGGTTTTCATGTTGATCATCCCCCAAATTTGACGCTGAATACCGCGCCGATGTACCAAGGCCAGAACACGCCAACCCAAAAACCAACTCCGTGATACCAACACGACAACACGCCAACAAACCAAACGGCGGTCACGTCTTCAACAATGCGGATATTTTGAATTTTCCGGGCGATAGCTTCGCTGATGGTCATTTGGGTGGGGTTTCCTTACTGTTTAACCATTTGGTTAGCATGGGTGGGGGCGGTTGGTCAAGTTAGTATTCGCCGGGTGGCAGATCGTCGGGGCCAGCACCTTCCGGCCATATATCGGGCAGGGTGTAGGGCTGCAAGCCTGGGGGCAGTGGTGGGCTTGACGTGACGGCTTGCCATGCCGGTTGAACCGCGACACGTTCGAACGTCTTGTTGCAGACGTGCGGAAAACCCTTGACCGCGCTCAAATGGTTGTAAATCGCGGCGGGTGTTACACCCATAGCGCGGGCAGCTTCAGCGCCGTTGGCATAGATCACGCCTGTTTCAATGCACCTGACCGGGCCGCGTTTGGACGGTTGCCGAAGGGTTGCCGGGCGATAGTTGCGGTTACAGATCGGTTTGTATTTTTCAACCAAGCTGAACACCGCGCGCCGCGCCGCAAGTTCGGTCGGGTGAATTTCCTCAATCAAGGTATAGGCGAAACGATCTGGCAAAACCCGTGCAAGCCAATCCCGATTTTTTCGCGCATCCGGGCAATGGCCGATTTCTGCAATTTTGCAGCAACCAACCCACAAGATTTCTGTGATGTTCCGATGCGAATAAACAGCCCATTGAACGTCTTGAACGTTCATAGGTGCAAGGATCATGCCGAAGTGTTGCGCGGGGATCATCTTAGCACAACCCACCGACATTGCCACCAAAGCCAACCCGCAAAGTGGCTTTCAATCCGCATATCATCATCCCAATATCCCGCGTTATTGTGCCACGGTATAAATTGAAATTTTGGCGCTTTTTGGATTTCGAATGATCCGATTGCGTAACCTGTCATCATGGTTTGGGTTCCTGGGTTCTAACATATGGTTGAATTCTCGCATATGGGCGGCAGGGTGTCAAGGGGTGATATGATAGAAAAATAGCGGTAAATTATGGTTAGTTTTGGTTAGTTATGGTTAGTTATGGTCAGTTATGGTCAGTTTTGGTTAGTTTTGTGATGGCTACACGCTACATTATGGGATTTTCCCCTGTAACGTAAGGAGAATATATCCCCATGACTTTCTTATAGTATTAGTATATAATATAATAGAATTAACATATACTATGATATACTAATGTCAGTTGGGGTGCTATGAAATGAGGTTACGTTACAGGGAAAAATCCCCTAATGTAGCGTGTTGACCATACCCAAAGATCATGCAAGAATTCCCGTCCAAAGTTACGAGGATGAAAAACATGATGAATGTGACCACGGGTGCGCCTTCAAATTTGATCGGTCATTGGTGCGCGTATTCGCAGCGAACGCCGGGCGCGGTGGTTTATGTCGGTGTTTGCCAAGCGCCGAAATTGTTGCAGTTTCCAGACGCCCGCGAAAATAAAGCCTGGATGACACTTTGCTTTCATGATCCGTTGTTGATCACGATAGCCGAAGGGTTTTTTACCAATGAGGAACAGGCGCGGGCCGTTGCGGCTGATCTGATCCGCACTCACAACCCGGTGTGCAATCGCAGCCATTACGCCAGATCAGCCGGGCGGCATGTTGCCACGTTTGGCCCGGTGATCTGCGAACAGACGCAAGAAACCTTCCCTAGTGCGGCGGCGGCGGCGCGGGCGGTGGGTGCGAATGCAAGCGCCATGGCGCAACACCTGGCAGGATCGGCAGGCTATCGCACGGTTAGGGGGATGACCTTCAGGCGCATCTAACAGACATGCAAAAGCCGGGCGCTATGGCCCGGCTTAGTCGGTGGTGATGATCAGGCGGCGCGAATGACCGGACACATTGAGTAGGTACCTTCAGGCTTGCAGTATTCGACACCATCACGCAGATAAACACCGCGCTTGACCACATCGCCGCGCCCGCGTTCGATGGTGATCTGTTTTGCCGTCCGGGCAATCACTTTGTAAGAGAAAACACAATCGTAATCGCAGGCGCTGCGGGTGGTGTAGGTTTTGCCAACTTTAAACATTTCGGTAATTCCTTCAGTGTGTTTCGTTACATTCACACTACATTAGCGCATGGTGGTCGTCAAGCGTTAATCGCGCATCGCGGCAATTATTTCGCTTTTCAGTTGTTCGATTGTTTCAGCAGCGCGTTCGCGTTGTGATTTCATTTTTTCGTTGTGTATTATTTCCAAATGATTGCGAACCGTATCAAGGTCGCAGCGTTTGAAGCGCCAACAATTAGCGCCGTAATCAGGATGATCTTCTTTGATAAATTCCACATTTGGAATTATCGGCACAATTTGCCATATGAGAAAAAAGCCCGATGACTGATCATCGGGCCGGATTGACGGGTATTTATACACTTTTCAATGCCGTTTTCAGGATCATTTTGAACACCGGGCCTTCAGCTTTCCAACCATATTGCTTGTAAGCGTATTCAGCGCCTTTACCGATCACAATAGCACGGATTTTGATGGTATCAGCGGCAAGCTTGACAGGCTTTGCCGTGTAAGGGGTTTGCTGCGGTGCGATAGCGCGGGCCAAGCAATCGGCACCAAATACGCCACCAAATCCAGCGAGTTTAACACCGACTTTCAATTCACGCCCGCAATGGCTGCATTCGCATTCGCGGGCGAAACCGACAATTTGAATTTCTTCGTTTGCGTTGAAAGCGATAGTCATTTGCTTGGCTTCCTTCAGTGTGTTGTTTCGTTAAATACACACTACGTTATCACCTGGTGGTTGTCAAGAGTTATTTCGTGATTGACCATAAATTTCCAGTAATCTATTCTGCCCGCATGAATGCCACGCCGCAACAGATCAGCTTTGCCCCCGCGTCCGAATGTCTTTCGCGCGCCGAAAGTGATTTTGTTGAAGGCTTCGTCGGGCAGGTTGTCGAATTCGCGCGCCGTTCGGGGCAGGAAATACTTGCCGCGCTTGATATGATCAGCCGAACGAGGCAAACGTTCGATTGGCGTACAACTGAATTTTTGGGAATTCAGCGGGTGCGGATTGCGGTTTATGATCGCTGCAAAGACCTGGACGCCCGCGATAGAGTTTCCGCCGAACGCATCCGGCAAGAGGTTTCCGCGCTGGCGTTTTCAACAATGGCCGATTACGTCAAGCCGGATGAATTCCGACCCGGTGATGTTACGTTCGATTTCACCAATCTAACGCCTGCTCAATGGGCGGCGATTGAAAGCGTTGAATATGAAGAAAGCGTGACGGGTGGAAAGCGCAAATATAAGCTAAAGTTGCACAACAAACTTACCGCGCTGAAACAGATCGCGGAACATGTTGGTTTTGCGGACCCCGGCAATCCATACCGCGCCCGCGAACAGCGCCGGGAACAGCAGATCACGCAAGCGCCGCAACAGTCGTTTGCGCAAGATACCGACTTGTCAGGGCTGCAAGACGTTTATGCGCGTCTTTTGATCGGTGGCGGTTGATGGGTTGTTTATTCGACATAAAACCGGATAATTCGGCAGATGCGCCGAAGATTGAAGCATGGAAACCGCGCGCCGTTGATCGGGAAGCCTGGCCCCCTGACTATCGGGGCGCGATGGTTTGGCGTATTGAAATGCTGGAAAAGCTTCGCGCAAGCCCGGCGCTGATCATGGGTGCAAAAGCGTACTATGCCAGCCGACCCGGTGAGTTTATAATGGATTGGTGCGATACCTATGACCCGCGCAAGGTGGTCAAATGGATACCGTTTGTTTTCTTTCCTAAGCAACTCGAATTTATCGACTTTCTCGCTGATCTGCGAAACATTGGCGAAAATGGCCTAGTTGAAAAATGCCGCGACGTTGGCGCGACTTGGGGCGGTGCTGCGTATTCGGTGCATTGTTGGCTGTTCAGGGGCGGCGATGCTATTGGTTGGGGGTCTCGCAAAGAAGACCTGGTTGATAAAATTGGCGACCCGTCCAGTATTTTCGAAAAGATGCGACTGATTGTCAATCGGTTGCCCGATGTATTCCGCCCGATTGGCCTTGATCCGAAAAAGCACCTTACATTTATGAAGATGATCAACCCGGAAAACGGTTCGGTGATCATCGGGGAAAGTGGCGACAACATCGGGCGCGGTGGTCGTACAAGCATGTATTTCAAAGACGAAGCCGCGCACTATGAACGCCCGGAAAAGATTGAGGCGGCACTAGGCGACAACACAAACGTACAAATTGACATTTCGTCGGTGAATGGTATCGGCAACGTATTTCATCGCCGTAGGGAAGCCGGGGAAATCTGGCAAAAAGATAAGTCGATTGAACGCGGGGTTACGCGGGTTTTCGTGTTCGATTGGCGCGACCATCCCGAAAAATCGCAAGAGTGGTATCAGGCAAGAAAAGACAAATACACGCGCGAAGGCATGGCGCATATATTCGCGCAAGAGGTTGACCGCGACTATAGCGCAGCGATTGCGAACACCATTATTCCGATGGAGTATATCAACGCGACGATTGACGCGCATAAGCGTATCCGGTGGATTGATGTAGACGGTTCGCCGCGTGTTGGCTTGCCTGATAGCATGATCGGCAACAACTGGTTTGCAGGTCTGGACGTTGCCGACACGGGCGAAGACCGCAACGCCCTGACAACCCGTCAAGGCATTGTGTGGCGTTCGGCTGAAGAATGGGGCGAACGTGACCCCGGCGTTACCACGCGCCGCACAGTGGTTGTTGTCAAGCAAATCGCCAAGCGGGTAAAGGTGCAATATGATTGCATTGGTATTGGCGCGTCTGTAAAGTCGGAATACAATCGCTTAATTGATGAAGATTTGATAAAGCCTGAAATGATCGAATTCGTCGCCTGGAACGCAGGTTCCGGGCCGCAAAATCCAAATGACCGGATAATCCCCGATGATGACGAAAGCCCGTTGAACGGTGATCAATATATGAACCTGAAGGCGCAATCTTGGTGGTCAATGTATTCGCGTTGTTACAAAACATGGAAAAACATTAACGAAGGTGTAATTTATCCGATTGATGATTTGATCAGCATAGACAGTAAAATGCCTTTGGTTCATCAGATTGTCAAAGAATTGGCGCAACCGACTTCAGGCAATGGCGCGCGAATGAAACTTGTCGTAAACAAGAAACCTGAAGGCACCAAGTCACCGAACGTTGCAGACGCGGGCGTAATGATGTATTACCCGATTGATGGCAGCGCAGGGCAAGCCGCATCCGGTCACTATGGAGTTTCGAGAAATGGCAAATGAAGAATTGCGGCAATCCGTGGCATTGGCTGAAAAGAACGCTGAAGCGGGCGTGATCACCGAAGCCGAAAAGAAAGACAAACGCAGCGCAGATAACGTTGCAATGTTGCCTTATTGGAAACAGGTTTCCGACATTCGCGGCGGTATCAACGCCATGCGGGCCGCAACAACCGACTATTTGAAGAAATTCCCAAACGAAGAAAAAGAAGATTACGAATACCGCTTGACGCTAACCAAGATGACCAACGTTTACAAAGACGTTGCCGATAGCTTGGCCGCGAAACCGTTTCAAGAGGAAATCAGCCTGAAGCCAGAAAATGAAACCGACATTATGCCGGAACAGGTTGACGAATTAGAAGATAATATTGATGGTCAAGGCAACAATTTGACGAAATTTGCTTATCAAGTTTTCAGCCATGGTATCAACAACGCTATTCATTGGGTGTTTGTTGATATGCCTGTTATTGACAAGAAAATCCGCACGATTGCAGACGGAAAAGCCGCGAATATCCGCCCGTATTGGTCGCATATATTGGCGCAAAATATGCTTGAAGTGCGGGCGCAATTTATCAATTCAAAATCTGTTCTAACCTATGCGCGAATTCTTGAACCTGGTAAGGTGAAAACCGTTCGGGAATTTGAACGCATCGCCGCGACTGGTGTTATTGTTTGGAAAGTCTATGAACAGGATACCAAGGCAAACTGGTTTGTGAAAGATGAAGGAACGCTCGGAATTGATGAAATCCCGCTTTACCCGTTCATCACGGGCGAACGCGAAGGAAACAGTTGGGTATTCATTCCGCCGTTGCAGGATGCTTGTGATTTGCAAGTGACGCTCTATCGGCAGGAAAGCCAACTCGAATTTGCCAAGACCATGACCGCTTATCCGATGCTATCTGGCAACGGTGTGAAGCCCGCCAAGGGTGCAGACGGCAAGCCGGAAGCTATCGCAATCGGTCCTAATCGTGTCCTATATGCGCCGCCCGATGGCAACGGTAATTCGGGAAGTTGGGCTTATGTTGAACCTTCGGCGTCGTCTTTGACGTTCCTTTCAAGTGATGTTGACAAGACAAAGCAAGATTTGCGCGAATTGGGCAAACAACCACTGACTGCGACCACGGGCGGATTGACGGTGATTACAACCGCAGTTGCAGCCGGAAAGGCTAAATCGGCGGTCAAGGCTTGGGGTTTGGCGTTGAAAGATACGATTGAAAACTGCCTGGCATGTTCCTTCAAATGGTGGAACCTAGACGCAAATCTTGTGCCTGATATTGTTGTATATGACGATTACGACAACGTTACGGAAGGTGATGTTGCAGCATTGATCACAGCCCGCGCGTCGCGTGACATTTCGGGCGAAACTTTCCTGAGCGAGTTGAAGCGCCGTGCAATTCTGTCTTCTGAATTTGACTTTGACACGGAACAGGAAAGATTGCTAAATGAAACCATTCCGCCCGCTGGTTCGGTTGACGATAGCGGCGGCGATACCCTGCCGGGCGGTAACGACACGTTGCCCGGTAACGATACGTTAAACCCTGCCGATTGATCGGATGATCTAGGCGCATTGGTCGGATGACCGGAAAGAAACCCAAGATGAAACAACAACGCATGATGACCGCAAGCCTTCTGGCATCGGTGGCGCATATCGCGGCCTATGACCCTGGCACGGCACCGACCTGGAAAATGGACGGTGACAACATAGCCACGCGCGACGGAAACCCGCTTTACATCGCTTCGGATGGTTCCGAAATGGTGATTGAATTCGGCACAATTTCCCGGTTGAACGGTGAAGCAAAACAACACCGCACGGCGAAAGAAGCGGCTGAAGCAAAGTTGCGCAACTATGAAGGGCTTGACCCGGTTAAGGCGCGCGAAGCCATTGAAACTATGTCAAAGATTGAAGCGAAAAAGCTGATTGACGCGGGCGAAGTTGACAAAGTGCGCGACCAAATTTCAACGGCTTTTCAAGCGCAGATCGGCGAAAAAGACAAGGCAATTGGTACGCTTCAGGGCCGTCTTAACGGCTTGATCCTGGATGCGGCGTTCAACGGTTCGGCCTTCATCCGCGATAATATTGCCGTCCCGGCTGACTTGTTCCGCGACGGCTTCAGCAAGTTTTTCAAGGTGGAAAACGAAAAAGTTACGCCCATTGGCCGCGACGGCAACCCGCTGTATTCGAAACAACGGGCCGGGGAATTGGCTGATTTTGACGAAGCGGTCGCAATGCTGGTTGACACTCACCCCGCCAAGGATCAACTGTTGAAGCTGAACACGGGCGGCGGCACTGGCAACGGTGGTGGTGGCAGCGGGCGCGGCAATGCGCCGCGTACCATGCGCCGCGTGGATTTCGATAAGTTGCCCGGTCATCAGCAAGCGGAATATGCCGCGCTTATGCGCAAGGGTGAAATTCAAATTCGGGATTGAAAGGAAGGTGAACCATGACAACCAAAGTAACAGTTGACGCGCACGCGGGTTGGCCCGTCAAAGTTGAGGCAATCGACACTTTTGACGGTGTTGCTAAACAAAGTGAATTGGCGATTGTTCCGGCATTTGAAAAATGTGACTTTTACGTTCACAGTACGCGCCAATTGCTGATCACGGAAATGCAGAGATAGGATTGATCGGCCCGGCATCCTTCCCTTGGCCGATCATAGCGCCGCCGTGTTGTTGGGTTTCCAGCGCGGCGGCGCTTCTTATTGATCGGTCAAACCCGCTTTTTTCAACCATTCTGCAAAGTGAATTTCAACCGTGTATTCAGCGTCAAGTCGGTTAATTCTGACCGCTTTTTCGATGCGGGACGAAGGCACTTTCCAGCTAATCTGCCAGCGTCCCGAATTGTCGTCAATTTCCCAAATGCGCGCAATGATGATTTCGCCGCAGAAATAGTTTGCGCCGCCATAACCATCATTCGAAGGTCGCCATTCAATCGGCATCTACTATATTCCCGGTAAGTTTAAGGGTTTTCGTTATCGCAGCAATCATCGCGGGCGTTTCCTTGTCGGTAACTTCAGCGACAATCCGTTGCCAAACTTCTTTGCCAACGCCGGAAATCTTATGCAAGGTGATCTGGTTTTTCTTTGACGTGTAATTGTAACGTCTGGCAACTCGAAACATTGTCATTTAGTCATTCCCCCAAATGATGTAAACCAAAACTTTTACGGTCGCATAGCTTGCGACAGTTCCGATAATTACCCAAACGATTAGGTTTGTCATCCTTCTACATCATTCATGCAGAGTTTCCAAAAACCGGGAAAGAATGGCACTTTGCATTTACGCCCGGTTACTTCTCTTTCATTTATCCAATGAAAACTGTCATGCGTCAAAGCCGAACCGCCCTTGAAGCTGGTAATCCTGATCAACAGTTTATCGTTACGCGCGCCCAACACCTGGCAAGCAATACCGTGATGAAGCGCGGGAAGCGGGGCGGGTGGTCTAAACATCATAGTCGCAAATCCGGTCAAGAGTGCCGAAACCAATCAAGGTTTCTTCGTCAATTGACCAATGCAGGACGCGCCGCATATCGCCTAATTTGCGCCCGTCCGTTGCAATTGAATACATTTTGCCAGAACGGTTTTCAATCCAGATTTGCGCGTCTTGCTGTTCAAGTGCTGTTGCGTAAACCGTTTTTAATATTTCATAGAATTCTGTGCTGCAACCCGCGTCAACCAAGTTGTTGATTGCGCGATACCACTTCGCGGATAAATCCGCCCTGATCTTTTCGGCCCATTGGGTTTGCTTTGGTGAACCGATCATTTTTCAATCATACCTTCGCGCCCGATGATCCTTAACCATTAGGTTGATTTTGCAGCCTAGTCAAGTGTGTTTGAAACGTATATTTATGTCTTATCGGTCGCGGTCGGATGATTGAGCGGCGCTTGGGTTGGATGACCCGAATTTCCCCCAAACCTCACAACCTGGAGATATTGCAAATGCAAATGCTGCGCAAACCCCTGTTGGCCGCAACGCTTGCCAGCCCGGCCATTATCCACGCGGTCTATGCCAACACTCTGACCGGGCTTTTGCCCGATCTGTACGCGGGCCTTGACGTTGTTTCGCGCGAATTGGTTGGGTTCATCCCCGCCGTAACGCGCAACGTTTCCGCCGAACGTGCCGCCGTTGGTCAATCGGTCGTTTATCCGATCACGCCCCCGGCCAACGTTGCCGACATTGCGCCCGCAATGACTGTTCCCGAACCGACTGACCAAGCGCCGGGCAACGGTTCGCTGACCATCAGCAAATCCCGCGCCGCCAACTTTGGTTTCACGGGTGAGGAACAACGCGGCTTGAACAATGGGCCAGGCTATCTGACCTTGCAGGCCGATATGTTCGCACAAGGTCTTCGCGCGTTGGTGAACGAAATCGAAGTTGATTTGGCGACTGAAGCCTATTTGAAGGCATCGCGCGCCTATGGCACGGCAGGCACCACGCCCTTTGCCACCAACACGGGCGAAACCGCGCAAATTCGCAAAATCCTGGATGACAACGGCGCGCCGCCGTCTGATCGCTCGTTGATTATCAACACCGATGCGGGCGCGGCGCTGCGTACCTTGTCGCAGCTTACCAAAGTCAACGAAAGCGGCACGATGATGACGCTGCGCGATGGTGAATTGCTGAACCTGAACGGTCTTTCCATCAAGGAAAGCGCGGGCATTCAACGCCCCGCCGTTGGCACGGGCGCTTCAGCGACAACCAACAACGCAGGTTATGCAGTCGGCGCAACCGTGTTGACCTTGGCGGCGGCTGGTACTGGCACCATCCTTGCGGGTGACATTGTGACGTTTGCGGGCGATACCAACAAATATCTGGTGGTATCGGGTGACGCAGACGTTTCGAACGCTGGCACCATCACCATTGCCAAACCTGGCCTTCGGGTGGCAATGTCGGCTGCGACCAAAGCGATTACCGTTGTGGCGCAAGCCGCGCGCAACATCGGCTTTAGCCGCAACGCCCTGCACTTGGTTGCCCGCGCCCCTGCTTTGCCGCAGGAAGGTGACAGCGCAGTTGACCGGATGATGTTGACTGACATTCGTTCGGGTATGGCGTTTGAAGTCTCGCTTTATGCGGGTTATCGCAAAATGCGCGCCGAAGTGGGTTGCGCCTGGGGCGTTCGCGGCGTCAAACCCGAACATATCGCGGCCTTGCTCGGATAACTTCGGGCTGTTATGATGCTTCAGCCGCGCTATAAATGCGCGGCTGATACGCAACAAAAGGAAACCCGAAAATGAATGATACTTGCCCGATTGTAACCGTCCAAACGGTCAATGGCCCGGTTGACGTGAATGCGTCTGATTACAAGCCTGAAATGGGTGTGCTACTTGATCCGGTCACGTTTGAACCTCTGGACGGTCAAGCGCAGATGATCTTGGCAAGCACTGATGCGCCGCCCGCGCCGCCCGCGCCTGTTGCAATGCTCGTTGCAAAAAAGGGCAAGAAATTCTTTGTTGTTGACGACAAAGCCAACCCGGTTGAAATCGTCGGGATTGAAGCGGGCGGCTATGACGTTGAAGCCGAAGCTTGGTCGGCAATCATGGCGTTGAACAAGTAATAAATCGCAAAACCGCCGGGGGAATTATGCCAGTTACAACACCAAAGATTTACGGCGGTTTTGCTCTACCTGATGGCGTTGCCATTGCATCGGCTAAAGTTTCGTTCAAGCTTTCTGCAATGGACACTGAAAATTCAATTGTTCTAATCCCGTTTGGTGTGAAAACCTATACTTTGATTGATGGCGAATTACCCGCTGATGCAGTTCTTTGGCGCAATTCTGAAGGTACGAACGGGACGTTTTACACGGTTGTTTTAACCGTTACCGATGTTAACGGCAAAGAAACCGTTTACATCATCGGAAAAATTCAACTTACCGGAACAGATGACGAATACGATGTGACACTTTTGTTGATCGCATCGGCGGTCATTGTCGCAGGCAACATTTACACGGTAGTTGACGCAGTCGAATACGAAGCGTTATCCGCTGCAATTCTCGCAACTGCCGATGATCGCGCGCGGGCCGAAACAGCCGCAGGGGAAGCTAGTGTGTCAGCGGGTACTGCGGCCAATTCTGCGGCGCTAGTTGATCTTGGTGCGCTGAATACGGCTGTTTCATTGGCCCAAGCCGTGCATCCGGCTAACGCATGGTATAGCGTCACCAATGAAACCAATCTTGACAATTGGTTTGCCGCGTCCGTGGCGCGCGAAACATCATGGCTTGATCGGCGTATCAATACGGAACGCCCTGCAATTCCGTCTGTTCATTTGCCTGATGTTTGGTCGCAATTGGCTGTAAACATTCCCGCGCAAAAAGAAGATGAAACAGCTTTCACTAAAAAGGTTATTTGGTCAAGCCGTACGCCTTCCGATTACTTGCCGATTGAACGGAAATCAGATCGTTATGCGCAAACACAAGACATTTACGGGAATGCGGCGCTTTTGGATACGTCTTATGCGCCTGCCGATCAGACCGCTAACGTAAACGTTTGGGATATTTTGATCTTTATGGGCCAATCACTTTCTGTTGAAGAAAGTGGCCCTGGTGCGGGAAGTTTGCGCAATTGGCCAGCTTTCCTTGAATATCCGGTTGCCGCGCCGTCAACTCGCATGAAAATGTTGAAAACGACAATTCAAAACACGAATGGCGACCCGCCTTATTACATGACTGCGGGAACATTGAACGCGGCAAAAGATAACTTTCCGGGCGGAATTGATGCGACTACCGGGTTGCATTATTCTTCAACGCGCGGGCGGTTGTTGGCTGCAATCAATTATCTTGAAGGCTATATGTCACCTTGCGACGGCAGAACGCTAGTTGTTGGCGGGTTGTCGCGCGGTGGAAAATCAATCAAATATTTTCTACCGTCCAGTGCAGGCGGAATTGCCGAAGGTGGGCTTTATTTCTGGAATGAGGCAATTATTCCGTACCTTACGCGCATGGCAGTTGAAGCCGCTGCGCAGCCCGTGGCAACCACGATTGGCAGGGTATCAGTCATCTGGACGCATCACGAATATGAACACGGCATCGGCGCGACAAAGGCCGAATACAGGGCCGATCTTGACGCTCTTGCATCTAATCTTAAAGCCGCTGTTGTTGCGCAGATCGGGGCCGGGGCGGCTTTTTACATGGTTTCTACGCATGGCGCGCGTATCTATGAAACAACCCATTCTTCAATTCCGGTTGGTTCTGCGATTGGCGAAGTTAGTCAAACGGTCATGGCGATATATGAAAAGGGCATCAGCGCAGATAGCGCCGATGCAGAGTTTACATGTGCGCCGCCGAATTATGATTTGAGTTGGTCGGGTTCGATCAGTCATTTGGTAGGAGAAGCGCAAGGATATGTGCAGTTGTTTGCGCGCGGCATTTATACTTTGATGCAATCAATTCGGGCGCGCGAAGCCGGGCAAGCAAAACCAAAACCATCCGGCCCGGATTGGGCGGCAGGTTATTGGACGGAAGGAAAAACTATTTATCGCATTCCGGTAACAATTCGGAATGGCAATGGCATTTGGGAACGTGACGCGCGCGGCGATGCAACCCGTTTCAACGGTATTCCGCCAAAGCCAAGCGACGGCTTTTCATTTTACGGCGATTTGCCCGCGATTGTTTCAGTTGAATTTGATCAGGTAGCTTGCGAATTTGTCTTTACATTCGCAGCGGCTTATTCGGGTACAACTGGAAAAATTGGCGTTGCTTATGCGGTGCCTGATACAGCGCAATTTCTAGGGTGTTGGCAAGGGTGGCGAACGTTAAGCCAAAACCCAACTGATGAATGGGTACATCGCGGAATTGGCGCGAATTGGCGGGTTAGTCAGGGTGAAGTTTGCCCATTGACCGGGCGCGACCTTTACCATTATCCGCATCCGTATATTGCAAGTGTTGCAGCGTAATTCCGAAGGGGAAAAAAATGGCCGATGTTGAAATCAACAGCTACCTGAACACTGTGTTGAACAATCCGTTTTGTGTTGCCGCGATGATACCGGGACGGCATCCGCAGATTTCAAACGTTGGTGCAGATGGTATTTTGAGGATTGCCAACCCCATTCAATTGACAGGGCGTCCGCTTACGGAATGGGTCGG